TTCCGATCTGAAGAATAGGAGTATCTTTTAGTTGAAGTTCACCAGAAGCAAAATCAATAAAATCTTTCATGGTATGAAAGAAATCAGGTGTATATTCTTTAACAATATTTTCTTGTAAACGTTTTTTGTTTAAATAATTTTTCCAATGATTTTCTTTCATCATCCCCATCTGTTTTAATATCTCAGATGAATTATTGTTAAATACGTATCCTGTTCCACCAGCCATTTCCCAATCAGCTACGTTATCACCTCTATCATCAATTAAAATATCATTTCCTTTAGCGTATTTCTTTTTAGCTGATTTGTTGTTTGTAAATACAATTTCTTTAAGGTAAGGGGATAAACCATTTTTCTTTAACCAAGCTAATTTACCTTGCTTAGTTTCTTCTTTAGCACCTGCTGATGATAAAATTGAAGGTTCTTTATCTTTAACAGCATTAAATAATTTCATACCATCAGGAATAGGTTTTAGATTAGACCACCATTCAATAGGATTTTTGTTAATTTCATCCCATATGGCTTTATTATCATCTTCAGCTACACCTAATTTTTTAGCAGTGTCCTTTAGACCACCAAAGTAGTCTACCAACACTCCATCCATATCAAAATATATTTCTGCCATTATTTTAAGAATCCTTTTAGTTTAGTTGCTAATTCATCAAATGCTACGAAATTAGCATCTTCAGTTCTGTCTATAAGTGATTGAATACGTTGTTCAATTTTCTTTTTATCTTCATCAGATATTAATTGCCATATTTTAGAATTAGAAAACAATTCTTCTACATCTTCTAAATTAAAGCTTTTATTAGCTGTTTGAGGGTCATTATCTACTAAAGCAAAATTATCGGCACCAAAAAGTTGTTCGTATTGTTCAGCATTTTTAACTACATCTTCCCAATTTCTAATTACGATACCTGGATCTAATGATCTATCTCTTTTAAGGTTGCGAGATAAAGTTGTGTATGGTGAGGCATATAATAAAACCATCATCACATCATAACCTTGTTTTTCTAATTTTTCCTTTGTTTCCTTTACCTTATTAAAGCTACCACCTGTAATATCTAAAATAACTGGTTTATCACCAATTGCTTTTTCTAATTCAGATCTATATTGTTTTACAGCTACTGCTTGTGCTTTAGCTGCTGCTGATAATTGTTCAGGTGAAAAATCTTTCATATTCATTGAACCACCACCAATTTTGGCTAATTCGGGTTCGTAGAATTTATCAGGATTTAACACATATTTTTGATATTCAGTAGGAATAACTGATTTGACAAATGTTGACTTACCCACATTAGATGGGCCAGCAATTAACACTGCTTTTAAATCTTTTGATGCTTCCTTAATGACCTTTAGTTTCATGACGTATAAAGATAAATAAAAATTGGCGATTCCCCAAGGAGAACCGCCAATAAATATTAAAATATATAGCGTCTATGGTATTAATTTAACCGTAGTAGGGTAAGAATCCGTGGTTGGTTTTGCATCAGGATTCTCAAGCTTATAGATATCGTATATGTTTAGGAACATTTTAAAGTTATCTTCAATGTTACCACAATTCTTGAGTTGCCAGCCATTTCCTTGGATTTTGTCCTTAGAAGCGCCTCTGGTGGATGCTTTTAGCCATAAAATACCCGTTTCGTCAATAGATTCATTGTGTGTTTCTGTCCATGCTTTAGCATAAGCAGCTAACTGAAGATTATATGATGTATGTAATGAATTAGATGTTTTAATATCTAATAACCACAGTTTATCCTGGAAACGGCAAATAATATCTGTTGTTCCTGCATAGCAATGTTCGTCTGAGAATAAATGATATTCGGTTGTAACTAATTCTGGTTTGTATTCATTCCAAAATTCAGCAAAACGAAGAATCATTTTCCATCCTTCTAGACTATATCTTGCTGTACCATCTTCATTTATCCAACTTAATTCATTTCCAAGTAAAAAAGATTCAACAGCGTTATGTACTACTGTACCCTCAGCTGCTGCTTTATTAGCAATGATTTCACTATTATGACCTACATCTTTAAGCCAGTTATGAAAAAATTGGTTTTTAGGGAAGAAATTTAAAATTGATGTTACTGAAGGATAGTATTTGCCATTTCGTCTGTAAAAACGTTGGTCTAATACATTTACTTGTTTGTTGTCCTCAGTATATTCTACAACCCTTTTAATTTTAGGATCGTGAATGATATTGGAGTTTTTTTCTATCATGCTTGATTTAATTTGAGAGAAAAGAACGATGAAAAAGTAAGTGGTGTTGATTTTTGAACCAAATTAGTAAATTGTTCGAACCCCATTTCACTAGGGTCTTTATCGTCCAAATCTACTACATAAACTTCCTTTCCCGAGTTCATTATTTTCTCGGATAATTTGAGAGTATCTTTTATAGCGTCTTTATCAAGTGCGATATAGACTTTTTTAACGTCATTGGTAACAATTTTTTGCATCAATTTTTTGGATACAATTTTACCAAATAACGGAATAGCATTTCTTTTAACAGCAATAGCATCAAAAGCTCCTTCACATAAAATAACTGGAACACTCCAATTAATTAAATTTTCAAAGCCAATAATATTTTTGCTTGCGGTGGGAGAATCAAATTTTTTCCTTGGATCTTTTTCAAAACTACGTCCTACAAAATATTCTAAAGTACCATTTTCATTATATGAAGGAATGATAACCATATTTTCATAACGACCTGATTCACAATATCCAATATTATATTTGATAATATCTTCTTTTTTAATTCCTCTTTTTTTCAAGTAAGCAGCAGCTTGTTTTGCTTGGGGTGTTGGTTTTGCCTCGTATAGGGGAATAAATTCTTTAGGTAATTCTACTTTAGTTTTTTCGTCTTCTTCTTTACGTTTTTCAGTAAAGCCAAGTGTTGATCTAAGTTCAAATATTTTTTCTCTATCAACCTTTAATTTTTTAAATAAACCAACTAGTGTTTTACCTTTAGCATCACATACCCAACAATGCCATGGATTTTCTCCTTTAGCAGTTGGCACCATGTTTATTTCTAGTTTCTTTTTATGGTGTTCACAAAACGGACATTTATAGGCATAGTTGCCTCTTGCAGTAGGAGAACCTTTCCCTATCACGCTGTCTAATAGTCCAACAAGTATTGAATTAACCATAATCTCAATATACGAAATCAGGGTTGGGTAACAAAGTCTTTTCTAAAAAACTTTCCCAATATATTATCGTTGTAAGAGTGGTGAGTAGAATTAGTAATACATCCCTCAACGCACTGATAATGCATTTCGTAATAAGTAAGTTCCTTTCTTGTTTTGCAGGGTTTAAGTATGCGGCGTTCGAAACAATTTTCACCTAATGTTTTAACATCATTAAGTAATTCTTTATTTGAACCCCAATATTTTTTCCAATCGCTTTCAGTACGAATAACTTCGTGGGTTGATTTGCGACCAGGTCCAGTAAGTTCTGCTAATTGTTTTTTGGTAAGCTTTTTCTTCTTATTATTCCAAAACACTTTTTTACCAACATAAAACTTTCCAGTTTGTAAATTAGTAATTTTATAAACAAAACCTTCATAATCTTCGGGACTACATTTGTCCCAATATAACCATTCATTCATAAATTAAGTATCGTATTTTATAACAAATGTTGTATCAACCATATCTGATAAGGGAACAGGTTGAGATAACTTTGCAACCATTAATAATTCATTTACCTCATTATAAATACCAACAGTAGTTACATAAGGATTGAATTGAGAACTTGTAGCAAAAGGAAGTAAATCACCATTGCTGCCTGTTGTTATAGATGGATTTTGAGATAAATTAAATTCATTTTCAGTAACAGTACAGCGTATCTCATTCTCATAAAGAATGTATGTGTTTTTAAAACTCATATCAAATGAACCTGTATGTACTGAATTTGTTGGCATTTTTTATAAATATTTCTAGTTACAAGGTAGAGGTTGGAAACATCCTACTTCAGTATATCCTGGAGGGCAAGTACATCCTACATATGCTAAACATCCACCTCCAAAGAAGGCATCTTGACAGTATATAACACCACTACCTCCTTGCTGATATTGTGCATCATATGTTATATAAAGGTTATAGCTTAAACTAGAAGTTAAAGCAAACGATGGAAGAGAAACGTTACCACTTATATTTCCAAAAGATCCAGAATATAATGTTTCGTAAGGGGAGGATCCACTATTAATAAAAACTATAGCACCTACAGTTCCTCCTGGGTCTAAAGCCTGATCGGCATACCATGATATTTCAAGAAATCCATTTGCAGGAACAGGAACGGAAGATTGTGTAGTATCATTAAATCCAGGTAAATTATAATTTGAAGAGGTTAAAACTGAATTGAAATAGCGGCCTATAGTAGTAGTTGAAGTAGTTTTACTTCCAAATTCATTTACTATATCTATATTAATTTGATTAATAAGAGTCCCCCCACAAGGATCAAAATTAATTATCCACCCGCCTATTCCACTTCCAGATCCAATATCACCAACATTACCAAGTCCATCTGAGTAACTACCTACAGAAGCTGTTATAGTTTGGGCACAATCAGCCCATATTAATCCATTTTGAGTTCCACTTACTGCGTATAATGCATTATAATTTAATATAGTTGAAGATGCTGTAACACTATTAGCAAAAGAAGATGTTAAATAAAATGTAGTTGGTGACCCAGAAGCACAGTTACAAACATTAGTTGAAATACTACCAGTATAACATACTAGGGTTTGTTGTACTACTTGAGGAGCTAAAGATATATAATATGAAGGACTAAAGTTTGTAGCTATACATCCATTACCATCTTCGGCAAACAATACCCAATTGGTAGATGCAGTTAAACAAGATTGAGTTAACCATACTTGCTGAGGGAGAGATGAGGAAGCAGTTACTTCATACTGCAGACTTAACCCAGCACTTGAACTTAAATATAATTGTGCTGTATACCCACCCCCCGCACCTAATGTACCTCCTTGAAAAGCAAATTCAGCTAAATAAGGAGTAATTAATGTATTAGAAGGATTGCTTCCACTTCTACTAATAGTAAATGAAGATGATTTAAATTCTGTAGGTTGATTAACTACATAAGGTCCAAAAGTATAATAACATCCTGTAGCGGAATCTGTTACTGTTAATGTATAGCTACCTGTAGATAAATTACCTATACTTACTGGATATGGGAGATAACTGGAAGTTCCTGTATTAGTATATCCACCAGGTCCAGCCCATGAATAATATAAACTTCCAGAACCATTATTTATAGATCCTGTAATACTACCTCCTGCTCCAACTCCATAACATGAAGAAGAAGCAACATTAAGTCCTGTAAGAGAAACAGCAATAACCGATCCAATGGTTATGGGATCTGAAGCTGTACTATTACATCCTGTACTATCTGTTACATATAAGGTATAAGTTCCTGCTGGTAATCCTATAGGATCTTCTATAGAGCTTGATACAATAGAACCTGTCATCCAAGCATATGTCCAACTTCCTGTAGGTCCAGATCCTCCACTTACTGTAATAGAAATACCACCATTAGGAGCACTTGGAGATCCAGGACAATCTGATTCTGTTGTGTTAAGAGTAATTGAAATAGGTGGAGGAGTAGTTATAGAAAAGAATGAAGATGAATATACACATATTGTATTAACATCTCTATATTGAACTTGATAACTACCACTATTTAAACTAGTAAATGTATAGTTAGGATTTGTTATAGTCCATGAGCTATTATTAGGGCCACCATTTAAACAATTAGTACAAA